ACAGATTTTGCAAGTAAAACAACTGAATCTGAGAATTCAGAAAAAGAAATACAAGACACTGAAACAGAACTATCTGCCTCAGAGGATGAAATAAGCGAACTTGTTTCATCAACTTTAAATACTATAGAAGAAACAAAGGAAGAGCAAAGGCTACAAAGAATTGAAGAAGCAAAGGAAGAAGCCAGAGAAGCAGCAGAGTCTGGTGGAGAAATAACAGAAGAGCAGAAAGAGCTTATAGTTAATGCTTTATTTGAAAATGCTGGGGGGGAACCAATAACGGCAGAAGCTATAGCTGAATCTGGAATTGATTATGAAGATCTTCCACCAGATACTCCAGTTGAATTAGAAAATGGCGTGGTGTTAACAGCTGAAATAGCAGATGCGCTTGAGGTTTTTGAAGATGTTGGTGAATTGTTTACAGAAGTATTCTCTGATCCAGGAAAAGTGTTAATGGCATTTGCAAATGTGGGTGCCGATATGTCTCCAGAGGTTAGAGAGAAGGCTGAGGATATCGTTGTTATAACGCTTGTCGTTGGTCAAATAGTAGTAGCAGGATCAATACTTAGGAGGTAAAAAATGAAATGGATTAAAGACAGAGTACTGGCTATTCTGAATGAAAATTTCACCTTCCTAGGCTTTTTTGTTGCGTGGGTAGTATTAGAGGGCAGTGCAAAGACAGTCGTAGGATATGTGACATTATTATCAATAGCCCTCTGGTTCCTTACCATTGGTGTCCGAGCAAGGGCAGAAGAAGAATAGTGTTATAATGGAGGCTATGAAGATCTCAAAAATATTAGCCTCCATATTTTTGGTAGCAGCGCTATCAAGCTGCGGATACGATGGGCACTATAGATACCCATGTCAGGACCCTGCTAATTGGAATACAGAGGACTGCAAGCCTCCAATATGTACTGCTAACGGGGCATGCCCAGAAGATCTGGTTGGTACTGATGTAGTTGATGGTACAATAGATGAGACGGTAGTAGAGGAAGAAATAACAAATGAATAAATCAAGATACACATCAGCCGAATTAGATGCAAGACTAAAGTTTGCTCTGGGCATAATGCTTGGAGTTATTTTGTTATCAACAACACTTGGTATTCTTTATGCTCTTATATTTGTAACACAGCCAGTAAATGCACAATCTGAAAATGACAAGATGTTCTTTAATGTTCTTGGTAGCGTTGCTACATTTATTACTGGTACCCTTGCTGGTTTGCTTATTGGTAAGAGTGGCGCACAAGAAATGAAAGATGCAATGGCAGACCAGGCAAATGTTTTTGCTGCAACTGAAGAAGAAACAACAGTTGTTCAAGAAATAACAGAAGAAGTCCCTACTGGAAAACCAGAAGGCGAAATGCCAGAAGAAACAGAAGTAGATGAAGATTGGGATAAGGATTAATCATGGCAGAGATGGGAACAGCTGCAAAACTTATTGAGGTAGCAAAAGGTGAGCTTGGAGTTATTGAAGGTCCAAGAGATAATGAAACCAAGTATGGGAAATTTACTAAGGCAAACTTTCAGCCATGGTGTGGATCTTTTGTTATGTGGTGTGCAGATCAAGCTGGAGTAAAAGTTCCTAATACTGTGTATACACCAGCAGGGGCTCAAGCATTTAAAAAGGCTGGCAAATGGATTGATGGAGATTTGGCAGATCCAGAGCCAGGTGATATTGCATATTTTGATTTTCCTGCTGATGGTGTAGATCGTATCTCACATGTTGGTATTGTTATTAAAGATAATGAGGATGGAACTGTTTGGTGCATTGAAGGAAATACCACTAATCGTAAAGGCGGAAGCCAACGAAATGGTGGAGAGGTTTGCAAGCAGCTTCGTGCATATAAGAAAAATAAAAAGGGCGTTCAGATTTCTATTGTAGGGTTTGGTCGTCCTAAATTTAAAGGTAACGCAGCTAAACAAGATGCATCATTAACTGCTATAGAAGAAAAAACATTTGGTATAAAAGATGAAGATCTTAAGCAGTCAGATGCCAAAAAGTGTCCAACATGTGGACAAGCAGTAAAATAGCATACTTGACGATATAAAAATCTTTTGATATACTAGTTAAGAAGCTAGGGGTAAGCATGACTTGTATTGCTGCAATAATCAAAGATGGCAAAGCGTATATGGCTGGTGAAAGAGCCGTAACTGATGATTCCCATATATCTAAAATAGATACACCAAAAATATGGAAAACTGGTGACTACCTTATGGGGTATTGCGGTGGACTAGAAGCACAAATAATACAAAATAATTTTAAGCCCCCTGCCATTGAAGGCAATGTAGATAAGTTTATGCGTACTAAATTTCTTGAATCTATTAAGGCATTTTATGATAAGTGGGGCATGAGGATAGAAAAAGAATCAGAATTATCTTTATTAATATGTGTAAAGGGTAGAATGTTTGAGCATGAGACCGCTACTCTTACAATGATTTCCTATGATACGCATTATCATGCCATAGGATCTGGGTCAGCCTACGCTTTGGGTTCTCTTCATGCTACCCAAAACTATAAAGATCCAAAGCGGAGGCTCACTCAGGCTCTTGATGCTGCAATAATGTATAGTCCAAATTGTTTATATCCAGTTGACTTTCTAAGCAAGTAGGGGTAGAATATATATATGGCAATTAACTTTGAGGAAGAATTTGAGCGAGATATAAACGACAAAGAGTTTCATATCTGGCTACAAAATGGAGTAGACAGGGGATGGGTTACAGCACCATTCTGTTATACTCATGAGGGTGATCCCTATATGAATGATGAAGAAATGATAGAGTGGGAACAGGGTGGAGATCCTTGTTGCTTTGTAATGAAAATGATAGATAACTAAGGAGAAGCATGAAAAAGGCAGTGGGTATTTTTGTTTCATTGATGTTGGTTGTATTTTTGCAACCAACTATTGCACAGGCAGAGGACCAAAAGGTTCTTGCTATTATTGATACGGCTATGGATTCTACAAAGAATTCATCTGTTATACATGAAGTATGTATTACTACTTATGTAAATAATCGTCCCGTAATGGATTCTAATAGATATTGTCCAAATGGAACTAACCGTCAAGAAGGTCCTGGATCTGCAAATGTAAAGAGCTGGACAGCCAAAGGGAGTGGTTATAATGTTGATCACGGGTATGACATTACTCAAGTAGCAAATAATGTTGCTCCAAATGTTAAAATTGTTTTTATTCGTATTGCAGAAATTACAAGTGCAAATACTGTTGTTATGCAAGGCCAATCGCTTTCTGATGCTGTTCAATGGGTGGCAAATAATGCTTCACGATTTAGCATTGATGCTTTATCAATTAGCGTATCAAGAAGTAATTTTCTTGCTGGTACATGTCCAGTAGATAACATCCTTTCAGGTGCTGTACAAAAGCTTAAGTTACAGGGAATTACTACGTATGCTGCTACTGGAAATGACTCCAAGACAAATATGGTTGGATTCCCAGCATGTGTAACTGACGTTGTTGGCGTTGGTGCAGTTACTTCTGGTGGAATCTTGTATAAGACAACTAATAGTGGTCCTGGTATGGATTCTACATTTTTGGGAGAAGCAAGAGTCAGATCTTATACTGGACTTGCAAAAACAATTCACGGAACCTCCGTTTCTTCCCCAGGATTAGCAGCAACTGTCTTAGGACAAAGATAATAAATAAAAAAATAGCTCCCATACTTACATTGGTGTGGGAGCTATCTTTTTGATATAATAGGTAAGAGGTTATATATGAGTGAAATTTTTGGTATTTCTTTTAATCATGACTCATCTTTTTGTGCTTTTGAAAATGGTAAAGTAAAATATTTTTCTAAAGAAGAAAGATTTTCAAAGAAAAAAAGAGATACCCACCCAGTTCTATCAATGCTTGCGTATAATACAAACGATACGGATGTTGCATTGGCTTTTTCATCACCTACATATAGAAAAGGTGTTGCAGAATCATATATTGACCTAGTTAGAAAAAAACATAATGTAAAAAATTTCGTAGAGTATTCAGACCAACACCATCTAATTCATGCTAATCTTGCATTTTATAATAGTGGTTTTTCAGAAGCATTAGTATTTGTAATTGATAGAAATGGTTCAGTATATTTTGATTCCTGCAGAGAGTCAGAAACTGTGTTTGTGGCATCTTATCCAAATAACTTTAAACCAATATATAAAAATTTTTGGATAGAAAAAAATAGTGCACATGAAGAGCTTTTAAGATTTCAAAGAGAAAATCCAGATTGCGATGTCAATGGAAGATCTATGTTTAGCATAGTCAAGGTATATGAGTCAGCTACTTCTTTAATTAAACAGCACCCGCTTGAAAATGGAAAAACTATGGGTCTTTCTGCATATGGAGATAAAGACATTGTATATCCAAATCTATTCATAGATAAAATTACTCCAAATGATTATTATTTTGCTCATGACCAAATCAAAGATATGAAGGCATCAGTTAACAGAGAACTAAATCATCTTGCTATTGATTCGGTTCCAAAGAATGAATATCAGATTTATGCAAATTACGCTTGGCAAGTACAAAAACAAACTCAAGAAGCAGTTGCAGAACTTATTAATCGTTATGTAGAAAAAACTGGAATAAAAAATGTTTGTGTGACTGGTGGATATGGACTAAATGTAGTTGCCAACTATTATTATATAACACAATTTCCAGACGTTAATTTCTTTTTTGAGCCACTTGCTGATGATTCTGGCAATAGTATAGGCGCTGCAATGAAGTTATATAGAGATCAAACTCTTGATTCAAACATATATCCGCTTGAGCATACATTTTTTAGCGGTATTAGATATGATCTAAGAGGAATACAAGGAAGTAAGACCACTGTACAAGAAGTTGCTGACCTATTATCTAATGGAAAGAGTGTGGCTATATATAATGGTTTATCTGAAGCTGGACCTAGGGCATTAGGAAATAGATCAATATTATTTGATCCAAGAGATCCAGATGCAAAAGAAAAAATTAATAAAATCAAAAAAAGAGAGTGGTATAGGCCATTTGCTGCAATGTCTCTTGAAAAAGATGCACAAATATATTTTGATATGGGCAAAATAGAAAAAAGCGAATTTATGACAATTTCTTTTCCCGTTAATGAAAAAGCAAAAAAGCATATACCTGGTGTTGTACACATAGACGGAACATGTAGAATTCAAACAGTAAATAAAAATAATCGTGAAATTTTTAATTTATTAAATGAATTTAAAAACCTTACTGGCGTAGGTATTTTGCTTAATACTAGTTTTAATTTGGCTGGAAAACCTTTAGTAGAAACACCAGAAGATGCCTTTTATACTTTTAAAAATAGTAATCTAGATTATGTTTGGTTTCCAGAGATATCAAAAATAGTTTCTAGAAAAGATATAGGAGAGTAGCAATGGCAAGATATGAATATGATTGCATGAGGTGTTCTTATAGAACAGTAAAAGAAAGATCTATGCATGAAGAAGATCCAGGATATATCTGTGAAGCTTGCAATAAACCACTGGTTCGTGTATACTCTAATATAGGAGTTACATTTAACGGCACTGGATTTTATTCCACCGACAATAGAAAGAAGTAAAGTGATAGATATAGTTCCAATATCTTTTAATGGAATTGAAGATATAGAATATAACAGCATTTTGTACAAAGAAAAATTTATAAAAGATGCCGTTATGGTTTTTAGAAATGCAAACCTATCACATGAAAATCATATAAAAATTAACGATGTTTTTTCTAAAATTCTTGGATGTCATAGAGAAAATAATGTAAATGGTTATACAGAAAATCATTCAAGAATGACAGAAAATAAAAAACATCAAGTTGGTAGTGATGATATTATGTTGACTTGGCATATTGAGCATCCGCACTACGAAAATCCAATCGTTCTTGGTACATGGAATATGCATAAGTTTACTACAGACGAAGAAAATGGAAAAACATATTTTGTAGATACTGAAACATTATTTAATATGATGCCAAAGAATATGCAAGATTTTTCTTTTAATTGCAAAATTATCAATCCAGTTGGAGAAACACAAGGACTTTCTGGCATACACAATTTGATTGAAAATCATTGGATAACAAATAAACCATTGATCAGAATTAGCCATTTATATCAAACTGGAAAAGATTATCAGGTTTTGCATTCTTTTGAAAATAGAATACCAACAAGTTTTGAATATGAAGAATATAACAATGTTATTTCTTGGATACAAAATCAAATATCTAAAAATTTAGACATAAGAATGGTACATAGATGGAATCAGGGTGATTTGGCTGTTACCGATATGTACAAGATGTGTCATGCTGTTAGCGGAGGGTTTGAATCTAAAGATAGAGAGTTTACTGGAATTTGGGCTCGTCAATATAAAAACGATATAAGAAAAGGGTAGTAAAATATGAATACAATGAACACACAAGAAAAAATATGGATTTTGGATTTGTCTGATCGTTGTGATAGATGTGCCGCACAAGCATTTGTAAAGGTTATTGGTCAGAACGGAGACCTTCTTTTTTGCTCACATCACTACAATAAAATAGTTGATAATGCTGTTGGATATGATAAAATAATGAAGTTTGCTGTAGATATTATTGATGAAAGAGAAAAGCTCGCTGAAAATAAACTCATTGGAAGTGCAAATTGATTAAGCATGCTTTTTATTTTACTGCAGAGTGGTGTGGCCCTTGTAAGCGAGTTCGTCCAATTGTTGAAGAGGTCAACAGAGATAGTGCTATAAAATTTCAAATCATAGATGCAGATGATAATTTAAATTTATGTAAAAAATATTCAATAACTTCAATTCCAACTTTTATATTAATTGAAGATGAAAAAGAAATAAGCAGAATGTCTGGAGCTAAAACTAAAAAAGAACTTGAGGATTTTTTAAATGGATAGCCACGAAGAGAAAATTATAGAGGATTTAATTTTAAAAGGAGCGTTAGAATTTGCAGGCATTGATCCAGATACTGGGGAAATGTTATACAACTTTTCTGATAAGATAAAAACAGTAATGCCTGCTCTATATGACCAACATTTAAAAAACATTAATGAAGATGTAATGTATTTTTGGGAACATGGTTATTTAGATATGGATCTTTTTTCTGATAATCCATTGGTTTTATTGACAGACAAAGCATTAGACCCAGATGAAGTTTCTAAACTCAGTGTAGAAAAACAAAGATCTTTTCAAGAGATAAAAAGAATTGTTTTGTCTTAGTCTGGTATAATTTTGATATGATGGATCCATACCTTATCGCCTTGACATTGATGGCAATTTGGTATATACTTATTAAGACAAAAGGAACAAAAAGAACAAAAAAAATTGAATATAGACAAAGCGATATACATATGGTTGTAAAAAAATTTATTAACCCAGTATCGTATGATCATCCATCACGGCAATCTCAGTCAGAAAAACATGCTGAGAAAAATAGTGTAAAAGTTATTTTTGTGGATGATAAAGCTTATTGGGTAAGCAATAATGTTTTTTATTGTGCGGATGTGGATAACGGAAACGTTGATACAGAATCTGCAAAACCAATTGATGTATACAATCTTGATAAAAATGATATAAAAAAACTTTTATTCATATTGGATAAATTAGGGGATGGAAGCAGCAATGATAGTGGCAGTTCAGGGGACAAGAGACTTTGATGATTATAAAGTATTCCTTCGTGCTATGGCAGTTGCTTTATCTACAATGCCAAAGGACGATACGGAGTTCTTAATTTATTCTGCAGGACCAGCCAAGGTCAACTCCATGGTTTCTGAGTTTACCAATGTGTCCGAGCGTGGCATGAAGTCTAGAGGCAAAAAAATAAAGTTTTTTAAAGTTCCATCTTCTTACTTAGAAGAAAACATGGACAGTATTAACTATCTTGCTTTTTTAAGTAAGCCAAAAGAGCCTGTCTCAAAATTAGTAGCAGAAGCCGAACTCAAAAATATTGAAGTCGGAATTTATAGATACTGAGGGTAAAATGTTAATAAACAAACTAGAAACAATGGAGCACATTGTAAAGAAAAATAAAAACCTGCGTTGGGATGGTTGGGATATTCTTGATCTAAAAAAGTCAGAGGCAGCAAGAACATCCCCAAATGGTATCCGTATTAATAATGAATGGTATCTGCATAGAAGGTATCTCCTTGGAAACAAGGGCTGGGATATTCCTAATAAGTATAGGTCGTAATCATGAGGCAGCATCTATGGAAAGATAGCGGGCTTTGTAATGGACTAGATACAAATCTTTATTTTGATTCATATGAAAATGATGAGTCAGTAAGACCAATTATTGATAGTCTTTGTGCAAAATGTCCAGTGGCTAAAACATGTTTTGCAAACGGAATATCTGGAAAAGAGTGGGGCGTGTGGGGTGGAATATATCTAGAAAATGGAGAAATTTCTAAAGAATTTTCTAAGCATAGATCAAAAATGCAATGGGGAGATCTTTGGAAAAATTTAACAACAGAGAGTAATTAGCAAAAATGTATACTGATTCTATGCGTAGAGCTTTTCATTCTATTGATCCATTGTCATATTTTTCTATAAACATTGTTGACAACGACCACTTTCTTACGATAAAATTAGATGAAAGATCGTTTCTAACACTTTCACATGATGAAAAGATAGAAGCAGTAAAGTATGTTACTCAAGTTAAAAAAGCTCTAGAGATGGAGGGGGCCATAGTTCTAGTAACTAGAGAGCCATTAAAATAATGCAAACCTTTATACCATATTCCGACGTTAACGAAATTGCTCGTAATCTTGATAGCAAACGACTAAATAAACAAATTCTTGAATGCTACCAAATACTCAATGTACTATCTGGTAAATCTCCAACTGGTGGATGGCGAAATCATCCAGCAGTACTTATGTGGAAAGGTTATGAGCGTGGTCTTTGGCATTATACACAGGCCATGATTGTTGAAGCCAGGGCCAGGGGTATTCGTACAGAAAACAATGAAGCTAATCTTAATAATCTAAAAAATCAATGTTGGGAACAATGGGGGGACAAAGCTCCATCATTTTGGACAGATAATGATAAGTTGATGCGTGTAATTACAACTCACAAGGTTAGCCTATTCAACAAAGATCCTTTATATTATATTAAATATCAACATGCATCTAATAGTCCATATAATACTCCATGTTGTCCAGATCGCAAACAACCATGTAAATATTATTGGCCCACACACCAAAGTGAATTGGTATAATATATGAACATGTTATCTATAATTCTTGCAATAGTTGCCTCTATGTCTACAATAGGTTATACTTTTGCTTCTATAAAAATTATTAGAATGTCAAAAGATTTATTAGAAGTAACAAATTTATATAATAATTTAGAACAGGCTGTTATGTCAGAACCAGAAAATGCTGGTATTGATACACATACACAAAGTTTTATCAAGTTTTTGTCTGATTCTCGTGAAATGGCTTTTGACTATATAGATAATGCACAGCAACAAATAAAAGAGTTTATTGATATTGCCGACAAGCAGTTTGCATTTTTTGATTCATATGGAATGCTTACACAAGGATATCCAAATTATGAAGCAATGGAAATATTGTCTAAAGAATATAAAAAACTAAAGCTTTTATTGCCAGAGGAAACAAGTTAGTGAATTTTTATTATTTTAATACACACATAGACGACATAGATGAGCTTGTCGGTAGTCATTTCTACGGCGGTTTGTTTATATATGATGTACCACTTGGCGATAGATTTACAAAAATAGCTAGAATTATTGACTCTGATATTGAAATGAAGTACCTTGTTGCAATTAGACCATATGTTGTATCTCCACAATATCTTTCTATGCTATACAATTCAGTTAACAGCATGCACCCTGGCAGACTACAGATTAATATTGTTTCGGGTAGTGGTGATATACAGAGAGAGGTAAAAAGAACAAGAACAGAATACATGATGAATGAAAATAAAGATTTTGGTGGAATACTTGGTCCAGTAACAGATCTTTCGTCAAACATTGATAGGTCAAACTATCTAATAGAATATGTTGATATGCTAAATACACTTGATACAGACTTGCCAGATTTTTATGTGTCTGTTACAAATGAATATGTTTTTGATGTTGCTAAAAGAAATCAAAATAAAATAATTATTCCTTATGCCATGTATAAGTATAAAAAGTTTGATATATCAAATATGAATACAATGGTAGCCATAAAGCCTATTTTAAGAGAAACAGAAGAAGAACTTGACCAACTACCAAAACCTACTGGCATTTGGAATAAATACCATGGTCAATACGATAGAAAAGATTATGATTATTTTACTTATGCTGAATTTGCACAACTTATGGATCAATTTAAAACCGACGGCATAACTGAAGTCCTGATTTCTAGTTGCAAGATAGAAGATATATATAATCCTCCACCTATAGAGAGACATCACGTATTTAGTTTTGTTAAAAGATATAAGGAGAATAATATATGAAAATTTATTTTTTTGGTGCTGACATTGATATTTTAGATAAGCTATATGATAGCTGGTTTGATGGTGGATTATTTTTATTCAATTCTCAAAGTGGTGATGCATTTACTAGAATTGCACGAAAATTAAACAAAGACAAACAATTCAAATACATGGTTGCATTAAGACCATATGTAATGTCTCCGCAATATTTAGTAATGATAAATGATACATTTTATAATATATGCTCAAGAAACAATAAATTGCAAATAAATTTAATTTCTGGACATATTAAAGAAGAAGAAAAAGGTTTTGGTGGAATTATAGGAGAGGTTAACGATTCATCTCCTGGTATAGATAAATCAAAATATTTAATAGATTTTGTCCATGTTATTAATAATTTTAATAAAGAAAAGATACCAGATATTTATATATCGGCAACTAACCAATACACTTTTGATGTAGCAAAACAATACGGTCATAAGGTAATAATGCCATATTCCCAATACTTATCAAAAGAATATGATTTAGATCCAAAAAATACAATGATATCAATAGGACCAATCTTAAGAGATAGTGAGTCTGATTTTGGTGGATTGCTAGATTTCAATCATCCAAACGATTCTAAGTATTTTACTCCGTTACAATTTAAAGATACCTTGGATCAGTTTAAAAGGGAGGGTTTTAAGGAAGTTATAATTTTTGGATGGCCAGACAAGGAAAAAGAAAGAGTAATTGAATTTGTAAAAAAATATAAAGAAGGAAAAATTTAATGATTTTAAATAAAAGCTCAATTTGTTTTGATGATATCCTATTACTACCTGGCTATTCTAATGTAGATAGCAGAAAAAATGTTGATCTTACTATGCATGGATACAAGTTTCCAATAGTGGCTTCTCCAATGGATACCGTTTGCGAATGGGAAATGGCAAAGGCAATTGTAGACGAAGGCGGTATTGGAATTATCCATAGGTACATGGATACTTCTGAGCGAATAGTACAAATTCAAGAAGTTGATATTAGATCACATAATAAAGACGGCCTTGGTGTAGCATTATCATCGTTAGAATGTTTTGATACAACTTTTATAGATGATGCCATAAATGTTGGATGCCAATGGTTTTGTATTGATACTGCCAATGGTCATGGCGAAGCTGCAATTAGTGCAGTCAAACATCTTAGAGCATACTATCCAGGAATTAATATTATGGTTGGGAATGTTGCCACAGCAGAGGGATTTGCAAGACTTGCTGATTCTGGCGCTGATGCGGTTAGAGTTGGTATTGGTGGCGGAGCTACATGTATTACTAGGATAGTTTCTGGCCATGGCATGCCCACTCTTCAATCTATTATAGATTCCTACGAATATAAAATTAATAATAATATAAAAACATTAATTGTTGCAGACGGAGGACTAAGAACTTCTGGAGATATTGTAAAAGCCTTTGCAGCGGGTGCAGATTTAGTTATGCTTGGATCCATGCTGTCAGGCACAGAAGAAGCTCCAGGGGACCTTATAGATGGCTTTAAAGAGCTTCGTGGCATGGCTAGTGGAGAAGCGCAAATGGACTGGAAAGGTCAAGTCTCTGTTGTTGAAGGAGTATCTGCAAAAATAAAATATAGGGGTAATGTTAAAGATATATTTAATCAAATTAAAGGTGGTCTAGGTAGTGGATGCTCATATTCTGGGGTGTCTAAGCTATCAGAACTGGCAAAAAATTCTGAATATACTATAGTGTCACACGCTTCATTATCAGAATCTAAGCCACATGCTATACTATAAATAGTTTCTATCCTAGGAGGAAAAAATGAAACTTAATAAGAAACATAAGGCAATGCTTGCATCATATGGACGATCTGTTCTTGGTGCCGTAGCTGCTCTTTATATTGCTGGTGTTACAGATCCTAAGGAGTTGTGGGCTGCACTCGTTGCTGCCCTAGCGCCTGTGGCTCTACGTGCAATCAATCCAAACGATACAGCTTTTGGTCGTCTTCCAAAAGCAAGTACTGTGGAGAGTGCTTTGAGAAAAGTCAAGGCTCCAGCAAAGAAACAAAATACTTCTTTAACAAAAACAGAAGAAAAGCTTTTTGGAATAACAAACGAAGAGCTTAATAAGAAAAAGCCTGCAGCTAAAAAAGTTGCTAAAAAGGCAGTAAAGAAGAAGAAGTAATTATAAAGGAGGGGGGAGATATTAATAGTATCTCCCCTTTTTATATTATGGACTTTTTATATTCAAATCAAGTAAAAGAAAAATCAAAAACAGCACTCATAATGTGCACTTACAGAAGATTTAAAAACTTATCCGATACATATAAAGATATATCTAATCAAACAAACAAAGATTTTGATTTTTACATATGTGATAACTCTGGCGCAAATCCAAAACTTTTAAAAATAACAAAAAGATATGAGCCACATATAAACTATAATCTTTTTATTAAAGAATATTGGAATCAATATAGCATTTTTGGCAGGTTTCATCTTGCAAGAGATTTAGCAAAAGATGGATATGAAAAAATAATTATTATAGATGATGATCAAAGAATACCAAAAGAATTTATTCAAGACTGCTATAATCAATATGAGGATAATACAATAAAATCATTTTATGCTCACATGATAATAGGGGATTATTGGAAAAAAGAAATGCTTGATCCAACTGAAGAAGGTAACTATGTGGGCGGTGGTGGCTTATTGTGTAATGCAAATGTATTTTTAAATGATAAATTTTTTGATTGCCCAGAAAAATATTGGATTCTAGATGATTTGTGGCTTTCTTATTATGTAGCAAAATTTACAGATTACAAAATGAAAAAATTAAACACTCACATTTCTTTTATAAAAGATAGTCTTGCAACTGCAAAAAATCTTAAAGAAGAAAAAAGAAGGTTCGCTGATAGATATATTTTAAAAGGGGAATCAATAAAAATATGATTATTGATTTAAGAGATATTGAAACTTTTTATATCAACATAAAAAAAGACAAAGAAAAAAATGAATCAATGTTGAATTTAATTGATCAGTTTGGATTTAAAAAAAATCAAAGAGTTGATGCTACTTACATTGCAAATAATCCCATATCTGGCTGTGCAGCGTCACACTACAAAATATTTTTAAATATGAAAAACCCAAGCATAATTCTTGAAGATGATTGCATGATAAAAAACAATACACCAGTTATTGAAGTTCCAGACGATGCTGATGCGGTTTATCTTGGGTTATCTCAATGGGGATATAAAGATGATATATCAAGACCAAGAAACTTTGACTTTGTAAAACATAAAGATGTAAAAAACATATACAGGATTAGCTCAATGCTGGCAACACACGCTATTTTTTATATAAATAAAGATTATATGAATGCTTGCACTAGAATTGCTAAATATTCTATGGATAATGGTGTACATATTGATCAGGGTTTTGCACGAATACAAAGATATTACAATATATATGCACTTGGTAATCCAATATTTTATCAACAGAGTAATAGGTCTGCAACTAATTTTAAATTTTCAAACAATAAGATTGTGATTTAATCATGGCAAACTTTGGATCATTATGGGTTGGCAATAGTATGACAAAAATACAAGAAATATCTTTATCTTCCTTTGTATATCACAAACACAATCTAACATTATATGTCTATGATTTAGATATGGTAGTTCCAGAAGGAATTAAAAAGGCAGATGCTAAATTAATAATGGATGATTCAGAGCTATTTCTTGTACAAAATACTTATGCAGCATTTTCTGATTTATTTAGATACAGAATGATAAAGAAAACAGGACTATCTTGGGTGGATGCAGATACTATTTGTTTATCATCAGACTGGGATGGATTAGGAAATACATATGCATGTCTTGAAAATGAAACAGTTGTTGGTGGAGTTTTATCATTGCCACAAAATTCTCCAGCACTTGATTACTTAATTAAGAAATCAACAAGGTTTGATAAAACAAAAATTAAATGGACAGATGTGGGTCCAGCACTTGTGGACAAAGCTTTTAGAAAGTTTAATTTAATGGATAGTGTTTATCCAATGGAAGTGTTTTGCGGAATTCACTGGTCGCAATGGGAAAAACTATGGAATCCAAAACATTTAAAAGAAATTAAATTATTAGAAAAAACATCAAAAAGCATATCTGTATATCATTCAATGACAACTCGTGGTGGAATAGATAAAAATTATTTACCACCTAAATCAGCAATGGAATATTTTTATGATAAGTTCGTAATGAGAAAGTGGGGATAGCATGAATAAAATAAGCATTGAATATGATAAAGGTGCTAACTTTTTATCTAGTTTAATGAAAAAATATGGAAGTGATAAAGGATCCCCGCATGAGGTAGACATTACTCCTTCAGGCTGGATAGCAAATAGATATACTGATATTTATCATATCTTGTTTGGAACAATTCGTGATAGCGCTCAGAAAATTTTTGAGTGTGGTATTGGAACAAACAATGAAGATGTTAAATCTAATATGACATCTAATGGCAGACCAGGGGCATCTTTGAGGGGATGGAGAGACTATTTTTGGAATGCCCAGATATATGGGGCAGACATAGACTCTAGAATATTGTTTGAAGAAGATAGAATTAAGACATACTATGTTGATCAAACTGATCCAGAATCAATCAAGATAATGTGGGAGCAAATAGGAGAGTATGATTTTGATGTTATCTTAGATGATGGACTTCATGAAGCTTATGCAAATATTACTTTATTTGAAAACTCATGGGACAGGCTAAAGCACAACGGTATTTATGTAATTGAGGATGTTTACTATACCCATGAGCCGATAAAAAAATATCTTAAGGAAAATGGGCATAATTTTATATTAGTGACCTTTGACAATACCGCCAGCTATTGTTTTATTATATTTAAAACCACGGTATAAATGAATATAAATGGGGTATAATGTATATATGCCATATCGTGTAGGTGCTAAAGGATCTTATGGGTGTTCTGGATACCCAGCCCTTAAAGAAGGCACAAATGAGGTTATGGGGTGTCATAAGACACGTTCTGCTGCTGCAGGTCAAATCTATGCCATTAATCGCTCTGAAGGCAATATAGGCAAGGCAATGGTCAAAGAAGGCGATATGGTCATGGCACCAAATGACGACGAGGTTTATGTTGGTCGTGTAGTTCATGTAATGGCTGATGGTATGCTTGGAATGCCTGGATCAGAATATGCACTTTCTGCATCTCCAGAAGATCCAGCAGTATTGATTCAGCTCTTTGAAATGGAAGAGGGCGGATTAGAAGAAACAGAATATTTTATTGGCAAGAAAGCATCTGAAGTTATGGCTATGCCATCTCTTGAAGCAAATGAGGGTATGGATAAGTCTATGGACAATGGATCTTATGACATGGATGAAGATGATGAAGAAGACGATGAAGAAGATATTGATAAAAAATCACCATGTTGGGAAGGATATGTTCAGCGTGGTATGAAAGAAAAAGATGGAAAAATGGTTCCTAACTGTGTGCCAGTTGAAAAGGCTGACAAAGAAGATTATGAAGATATGATCAATCCACGTCGTGGTGGCAGCAAACCATCTAATGCAAAACTATATGCACAAATTCTTCGTGAGGCAAAAGATAAGTTTGATGTTTATCCATCAGCAGTTGCTAATGCTTGGGTAGTTCAAGAATATAAGCGTCGTGGTGGAACATACAAAACAGAAAAAAGTGTTTCTAAGAGTATTTGGAATGGCGGTCTTTTAGATTTTAAGGGTTTTACAAAATGACAGACTCAAATAAAAGAACTTTAGCGAAGACTATAAGCTGGGAAACATTTCATCTTATTGGGGTTGCTGGTGTAATTTATTTGTTTACGGGCGAATGGGAATATGCAAGCCTTGGAGCTTTAATTTATATAGGTTGGGAAGCAATAGGATATTATATTCATGAAAGACTTTGGATTAAGTTTGGAAATAAGGTAAAATAAATGTCTTCAGGTCAAAGAAAAAAGAAACACAGATTTAATCCAATACAAATCAAAGATGGTAATATTGTTAGATTAAACAAGAATGGCACAATAAGAGAAGTTCTTGGAAAGTATGGGGAGTATAAAAAAAATGCGAAGTAAAATAGTTCAGCCATCAGACATTCATAAGGCAGAAACCTATACGCCAACATCTGGCATGAAGGCTGCTGCTCGTCGTGCATTGAAATGGAAAGAACAGGGCAAAGCACGAGGTGCTGGAACACCAGTTGGTTGGGGTCGTGCAAGTGATATAGTAGCTGGTCGTGGTTTATCTCTTGATACTGTAAAAAGAATGTATTCTTTCTTTTCTCGCCATGAAGTAGACAAAAAGGGTAAAGATTTTTATAACACATCCAATCCATCTAATGGTAGGATTATGTGGGATGCATGGGGAGGGGATGCTGGCTTCTCTTGGTCTCGTGCAATTGTTGAGCGTGAAAAGAAAAAGGCTGAAAAAGCTTGGCAAGGTAGTGGTTTTAGTACAAAATAATTGAGCAGTTTAGTCACATGCTCAGGTGATTTTGTTACTTGATCTTTACAGACTTTGGCTTCTTTTCTTCAGGAACAATACGATCAATATCAATATGTAACATGCCGTCCTTCATAGTAGCTCCAGTCACTTCCATATATTCACCAAGAGCAAATGTGCGAGTAAACTTTCTACTAGCAATACCCTTATGAACAATTTCTGCATCTGAAGACTCAGCAATCTCACCCTTAATAATTAATGTTCCATTGTCAATAGAAACATCAATGTCATCTTTAGAAAATCCAGCAACAGCAAGAGATAACTTGTATGTGTCATCATCTAACTTAAGCAGATCGTAGGGTGGATAGTTGTTTTGTCTTGATGCTAATTGAACATTGGCCAATCTTTCCATTTCACGATTAAAGCCAATAAAAAAAGGATCCTTAAATAGATCCCATGCAAATGTACTTACCATTTTATTCTCCTTTTCAGCGAGTTAATTAGTACCCCCTATTGGCAGGTACATATATATTATACCAGAGCCCCCCGTCAGGATTGAACTGACGACCTTCCGCTTACAAGGCGGATGCTCTACCACTGAGCTAGGGAGGCGGTAAGGCTAAGAATTTAATATCTTAGCCAAAGCATTTACAGTTGCAGCAATCCTACCGATATCACGTAGCTGTTCAACAGTAAACCCTTCTTGTTTTAGTGTTTCATAATGTGCTTTAACACAAAAATGACATTTTCCAATAATAGATGATGCTAATGAATATGCCTCAAAGTTAGCTTTTGTTGTTCCGCCATGAGATGCAATAGCATTCATCCTAAGCTGTGCTGGCAAACCCTTTAGCGCTGGATCATCAGTCATTTCAACGTATGGATACCATACATTGTTTTGAGCCATTAACGCACCCGCAGTCATTGCAGCATTTTTTTCAACCTCATTAGTTGAACTTGCAGCAATAAAAGCAATAAGTTTTCCATTACCAGTAGCAAAAGAAGCAGCTAAAGCTAAATGAGTTGCTAATTCTGGATCAACTGTACTTCGGTTAATAACAGAATCAAGGTTTAGTTTTATATCTTTTGCATACTCAGGCAAAGACTCTTTTAATTGCTCCACCCACATCAGAGTGTTTCTCCGCCAAGTTGTCTATTGCAGGCACAAAGTTCTCCTGTTTGCAAAGCATCTAGAATTCGCAATGTCTCCTCTGGGCTTCTTCCAACATTAAGATTATTGACCGTAACATGCTGAATAACGTTGTCTGGATCAATAATAAAAGTTGCACGAAGAGCAACACCATCATCATTTAAAACACCAAGCTGCTCTGCTAAACCTGTTGGAATATTTTCTGCCTCAGTCCAATATTTTGAATTATTACGAAGCTGATCTGCAAAGGACCACGAATTTGTTTTCTTTAGATCTTCATGTGCATTGCGCCATGCTACCTTACAAAACTCATTGTCTGTTGAGCCAGTCAATAGTATTGCATCACGATCATTAAAATCGTTAACTAGCTTATCATATGCCACGATTTCTGTCGGGCAAACAAAAGTAAAGTCCTTTGGATAATATACAACTACTTTCCATTTTCCTGGAAACCATTGTTCGCTTAGCACCTCAAAAACATCATCTGATGCATCAAGTCTACCTGGTTTTACACCAACAATACGAAATGGCTCTAGCTTGTATCCTACTGTCTTCATCTTTCTCCTTATATATAAGTGGGTTTCCCCGTGTCCCCAACGGGATTTGAACCCGTGTTACCGCCGTGAAAGGGCGATGTCCTAGGCCCCTAGACGATGGGGACATAGCGATCCATATCAGACTTGAACTGACGACCTCTTCCGTGACAGGGAAGCGCTCTAACCAACTGAGCTAATGGACCTCAGCTGGTCTGGCAGGGCACGATCCTGCGACATTCGCATTAACAGTGCGACGCTCTACCAACTGAGCTACAGACCAATTTATTCAATTATAGCAGTAGATTGATAAAGTATCAAGCCAATTTTACCTGATATAATTGAATAATGGTGGATGATAAATATAAAAATTTAACTATAGACGAACTTAAAAATAAAACAGAAATAGTATATAGAGACGATGTTATTAAAATATCTCATATAGACAATAACAGCGATTCTGTTGTAATAGTTTTTGCATATGGCCTGAAGCCACCAGCAGAACCAAAAGAAAACTTCTACCTTTATACTCGTAATGATAAAAATATTATTCACGTTGTTGATTTGATGGTCAGCTGGTTTAATAATTTTACAGCAGACTTTATCTTAGAAAAAATTAATCATCTAATAAAAAATAAAAAAATTTATCTTGTGGGTATGTCCATGGGGGCATTCAATGCAGTACAATTTTCTAATCACATAAATTTTGAAAGGTGTCTTGCATTTTGTCCACAATTTTTTGTAAAGAAAATGGATATGGATTTATATGATGGATATTTAAGGTTTGTTCTTGAAAGACTAAAAACATTTGATGTTCATACCTCAAGGTATTCCAAAGATGGTAAATATTTTATAGTGTTTGGATCTGATGAACAAGAAAAAGCCCACTCTTACGACACTATAAAATATTGTTATGATAATAATATAGATGCATCGTTTACAGTATTTAATGATTCCCCCCACTTGGTTTTAGATTATTTAAATACTAATGATGGCCCAGTAAATAAAATTATAGAAAATTTTTTATATGATGATTTAAATACTTTGAGAGATAAATACTCAAATTACTCTGCACACTTTTTTCATGCCTCTGATAATTTTATTATTTGATATCCATTTTCATTTAACTTATCAATAATGGCATATGCAATCATGTGATAGTCCATTTCAATTGCAGAATTCTCGCTATCTATTTTGTGTACAATAACTGCGTCAACATATGAGTGTTGTAATGCATCAAAAATTATTTCTTTTACTTCTTCATTCATAGTTAATTTTACTATGTTTATTTTAGTTGCACATGATATAATGAAATAATGAATATAGCGCTTATTGGTAACGGAAATGTATCACAAGCACTTGTTCCAATTATCCTTAATAAAAATAATAAACTATTTTTATTTAAAAGGGGTAATGGATTTTTTGAAGATCAAGTATTTGATAAAGTTTATAATGATTTTTTTTCTGTCTCTTCTTTAAAAAATATTGATGTTGTTATTGATATGCTAGGAACAAATGATGAAGCTATCCAAATTTCAAGAAAAATAATAAAAGATTCTTTATCAAATAATAAATATGTTATTACTTGTAATAAAAAATTAATGAGCAGGTATGGTGCAGAACTTTGTGATCATGCAAAGAATACAAATGGTCATCTTTACATAAACTCATTAGTTGCCTCTTCAGTTTACTACAAAAAATATCCAGTATATTTATCAATAGATAATTTTAAAGAAATCAGTAAGAATAAAGATATATTTTTTTATCGTGGCGCTGGTCCACATGAAACGGCACTATCAATATATGATGAAATAATTAGAATAGGTAAAATACATAATGAATAGTAAAGAGCTAGCTCCTGGAATAGAGTTATGGGAAAACTTTTTAACAGAAGAAGAGCATTTGTTTTTGATTAATACTTGTAGGTCTTTAACTCAGGAAGATTGGGAAAAAACATTTAAGAAGCAGTTTGATTATAACATCAATAGAGACGGCAAAGAGCCAGATAGTGATTGGAAGGATAGAATATTTGAGTTTCCTAAAGATCATCCAGTAATTATTTCTATCAATGAAAAGATTCGCAATTTTGTTGTCTCAGAAGGAGAGTACCCTGGATTACTGTGTAGAGCACAAAGACATTATCCAGGATCTTTTTTAAAAGAACACTATGATGCTGTTCAAAGTAATTCTTTGTCTCACGCTTTAGTTTTATATCTTAATGATGATTATTCTGGCGGAGAGCTTTATTTTAAAAAGTTTAATATTGAATTTAACCCACCCGTAAGATCTTTAATAAAGTTTCCATCAACTGAAGACTACATGCATGGTATAAACATGGTTAATGATGGTCCAGACAGATTCGTGTTAACCAGTTTTGTTTGGAATAATGAGCAGTCAGCAAAAACTGGAAGATAGTTGTACCCCTAGTTGGATTTGAACCAACGCTTGGACGATTTTAAGTCGTCTGCCTCTACCGCTGGGCTATAG